CATGTTACCCAGTTGTCCCCATCAAAATATTGAACCTCGACATCCTCGATATTCGTACTATAAACAAAAAAGCTGTCAATGCTTCGATTGACACCGAAATCCATCTCAAGATAAACTTCATCCCCGTCCGTGTCCTCTCCGTCCGATGTCCATTTTGTCCCGATCAACCCGTCAAAGGCGAATTCAGCGAAGGCGATATGGCTGCTGGCCGTTGCCGTCCCGCCAAGCGCTGCCTCTGCATAATCTGTCCCGAAAAAACGCAACCCTTTGCTCATATTTACACCGCCGGTAATGGTGACAATGTCCGATTATTGATAGCCTCGCTCGCTCGAGTAAAAATATCACGTACGAAAGATTCTGTTACACCGTTGAACGTAGCAGAAGAAAAATCAAATACAACTCCACCGCCACTATTTTGTGCGCCAGGTCTGCTGCTCCCAGACAGCGATAGGTCCCCGGACCGGATTGCGTCAGCGAACGTCGCAGGAATGATAATTTCTCTTTTGTGAACATTCGCAACCATATCTCTTGGGATATCTGCAGAACCTGATGCGAATGATTGAGATGCGATTGTCGCAATTTCTACAGCACCTTTCGCCGCGATCAGTCCAGCGACAACAAGTGATGTTGGAAATGGAAAGTCCTTGAATGCCCGGGTAACTCCTGCTGCCGTTGACATAACAGCCTCACCAATCGCAACAACTTTATAAGCATTTGCAAATTTGCTATTTAGCTGCGCGGCCTGTTGGAGTGTCGACTTCAGAGATCCGATTTTGTCTTCGTTAATTTGTTTTGCAAGATCAGCTGCTTTTTTTTCAAACGCGCTTATTTTATCGTTCGTCTGCTTGCGCGCCTGCACTTCCAAATCGTCATATTTATCGTTGATCGCCTTAATCTGCTCACGAATCTCCTGTTTTTTCTCGACCTCTAAGACACCAGCATCTTCGAGGATCTGCTGTTTTAAAAGCAGATCGTCAATCTGCGCTTGCCGTTCAAGTTCCAACTTCTCAATGAGATCATCAAGCTCTTCTTGTGTTTGGGCAGCAGATATTGCTTTGAGATATTCGGCGTTTTCTGTAATAAATGCTGTTGTCTCATTTAATTTTGCGATCTTGTCCTGTTGCTCTTTTTCTCTCTCGGCCTTCTCTTCGTCAAGCAACTTTTTCCTTTCCATCCATCCCTCTCGGGCCGCATTGAATTCAGCCTCGCTCACGTAATCAGCGCCGAGAACCTGTTGAGCCTTAACTTCGCCCCATTCGGCCCCAAGTCTGTTTATCGCGTCAGAAAGTCCCGTGATGTCGGAGATCAGCTTCCCGATGTTCCATCCGGCCCAGGCAGCGCCAATAATCGCAACAGCTGGATAAAGGAGCCCCATGTTTTTCACCAATACCAAAACATTTGTGTTAAGCCCAAGAAAAGAAACAGTGCTGAGAAAAGTGATTTGTGTGTTTAACGCGGCAACGATTGGGATGATGGAAATCCATGCCTTGCCAAGCAACGCAAAAGCTGTCGCGGCAGCCGTAACCTTTATCCCTAGGATAATAAAATCAGCAGAGATCTTTGCAATCTCAGGATTGTCTTGTAGATATTGCACAAACCCCCGTGCCTTCGACGTGAGGTCAAGGATCGCTGGCGCAAGGCGTGTCCCGATGTCCTCGGCAAGATCGCCCATGGCCATTTTTAGCTGGACTGTTGCACCCAGTCCTTGAGCTGCAGCTTCTGCTTGTCCGCCGAACAACCTATTTATGTTCTCGACAGCTGACGAAGCCCTCTCATTACTACCCGCGGCACCATCGACAGCAATCCCATATCTGGTTAATGCGTTGGTCGTCGAACCGACAGATTTTGAGACCAAATCTCCAGCGGCAACCAAATCCATCCCCTTTGCCTGAGCCAAATCAAGAGTTGCCTTAGTTAGCTGCTTTAACATTTCTCCTTCAAACCCAAACGAAGCAATCAGTGACTCTGCCTGGATAATATTCTCGTCGCCGAAGAGCGTTATTTTTTGCAAGGCTGCTGCGTACTTTATCAAATCCTCACTCGCTTCTTCGGTATATTTTCCTTGGTTTTTTAATGCCTGATTTAGGGTATTGATTGAAAGCTCTTGTTGCCTAGCCGCCTCCATAAATCCATAGGCGGAAGCCGTTAATCCGGCAAACGCGGCGGCAGACACTTTCGCCATTGTAGAAAATCCCTTCTGAGCATTCGCAAGGTTTTTCTCAAGATCTTTTACATCTCCAAGGACAACGAATTTAATGTCATTTGACATCTGGTACATCCTCAAATTGCGTATCTAAATTATTTTCCTCATTCCCCTGAGAATCTCTTTGTATATCATTCACATACCGCCTGATGTCTTCTGGCTTTCCATATTGTGCGAGCCGTGATGTTTCAAGATTCCTAATAGCAAAAAGCTTAATTAACATGTCATCCCTCTGTAATTCCTTCTTCGCGTAAAAACGGTAGAATGACTCGCATTCTGACCACGTCATGCCATCAATGTCAAAAGTCGAGAAGCTGCTATAAAATCTTAACGTGGCCTCAATTTCAAAGCGGTACTCCTCGACCGTTATTTTTTTCCTTCTTCTTCTCCACCTTCGTTTACTGATTCCACGGATGGCGACTTGGAATCTCCCTCGATTCCCTTGATCGCCTTTGCTCTCCTTCTCATTGCTAAATCGTAAAGCTCCCGCTCGGCCTTCGTCATTCCGTTTATGAGCGCCTGCTCAAAGACATCCATTACGGTCCGGTCGACCGCTGACTCAATCTCTGCTACCGATGGTTTATCCTGCCCGATGATTGAATCAAGGATTATGTGCGTCGCCACTGTTCCGAAGTCCTCAGCAAGACGCTGCTCGATATTTTTATCCGTTACCCCGCAGGATTCCTTGACTCTTTTCCAGAATCCGATCGTAAATTTCAATTCGTATTCTTTGCCGTTAATTATTAGCAGCGCTTTTTCCATGGTATTCTTCTTCTCCTGTTATTTCCGGAGGGGGCGACCGACAGGAGGCAGCCGCATATCCCCACCGGATTATTTTTAAAAAAAAATCCTGTTATGATCCAAGCACTCTGACGATTTCGTAAACTGCGCCATCTGAGGAACGTGCCAGCGGCGACCAGTTAAACTCGAACTCACTGAACTCTCTTGAAACGCCCTTCCACGACATGCCTCTCGCGGCGACGTTAAACACGTCAATATAGTGCAGCACGCCGTCGGACTTTCGCGGAAAGATACAACGAACGCCAAAATTCGATGGCGCAGTCCCCGCCCCAACGAGGATTGACGTTGAGCCGGTATTGATCGGTCTGACATCAACGTAGGCCGTATCTCCGATCGTGTAGTTAGGGGTCCCGACAACAGTCAATGTTATTCCGGTCCCTGCGATAGCTACTGATCCGGCGACGGTTGTAGAGATTCCTTCGACTACGCGGGCCTCAATGTTGTCAAACTCCGAAGCGAGACCATTAATGTGTAAGTCTAGTTCCTGGGCTCCCGTAGCAACAAGGACATACTGCCCGAAGATAAGATCGGCAGCCGTTGTGACACCCAGGGTGGTGATCCCATTTGTCGCGCCAATGATGCTCGTCCCCTGAGCATTAGTTGGGCTTGCCGCTAGAGCTCCGCTTGCTTCAGCGTCATTTTCTGTAACAGTGACTGTTTCCATGATTTGAAACAGCTCTGCCGGATATTCCCTTGCTACGCCGGTCATCGACGGCTCAGGCTGGCCATACTCAACATCAAAAGGCGCTTCAGCATGACCGCCAGTCAGCCTTTTCGCCTCGACAGAGTTCTCGAACGACACTTCCCCAACGGCGCGAAGCACGACAAGAGGCTTTTTTGTCGTTAGGTTATATGGGATTAGGTACTTGATCCCAAAGAAATCACGCACTTTTTCAATCGACATTGTTTTTATCCTCCATTTATTTTTTCAAAATCATTTTTAGACCAGACTACGCGAGTCCTACTGCCGAGCGGGATTGAATCGAATCTCTGCCCCTTTGTCCCGATAACGATGTTCCCGCGCCCAGGGACAAAGATTGACTTTTGATGACGAAGAATCCTCCCACTGAAGTCAATAAAGGCTATCGTGTTTTTGTTAGCGACCTTCTTCTTTAACGCAAGCCTTCGCCCGGCCCCGTTTTTTTCTAGTGTTTCAACGAGGCCTGTTTTCCTGAACGAGTCGTTGATCAGTCTTAAATCTTCTTCTGGAATTTTCTTCATCATCTTTTTTTCCTCTCCTGTGTTTTTATCCGTTTACCGTTTTAGGCAAGAGACACCGAAACGCTGACCCCGCTGACGATAAGGTTTCTGCTGTTCGTCGTCACAGCCATCGGGATTGCCTTTGTTATTGAAAGATCGTCGACTTCGATTGCCGACGATTCATACTCAAGGATTGTTTCATAAAGAGCCCTCATGTACCGAAGGGCCTTGAAATATGTGTTGGCTTTTTTCGGGTTATCAAACGCGACCTCAATATATATATTCGGTAAGGATGCCCTGTTTCCGTAATTCTTTTTTACTTCAATCTCGCCAGAGATCGCAAAATTTACAAAGGCATGATTCGGGAGGTCAAGAAGCTCTCCGGAAAAGACATAGTGGTCGTCGTCTGATGTGATGGACTCAAGCATTGTATCGCCCTTCTCGGTATTAATCGCGGCGATCTTGGTGTTCAGGTTAGTTTTGACGTATGCCTGCAAAGATTTCAGCAGGTCTTCCTCATCGTTTATCATGCCATTATACCGCCTTCGACATTTATTCCGTTATCAGTAAAATTTTTTCGGATGTTGTCTTCAATCTGCCGCATCCAGATTCCACGCCGTCTATCACTCGGCTCGCTGAAGTTCCTCCTAGGCAATTTGCTTTTTCTCTGTCCATCTGAATCGTGATAGATGCCATACGGAATACTTGTCCCGAAAACAGCGCCGGTCTTACCGATTGTATTTATATTTCCAGGAGCGCCTTCAGACGTCATCGATCTTCGCAGGGCCCCTGTTTGAACAAGAATCGGGGCGCCTGGAAAACGCTTTGCTTTCCATGCCGCATACTGATCAGATAACGGAGCCCACCTGTCTTTTTCCCCCCGTGGTTGTTCGTGGTCAAAGATCATGCCGACTTCTTTCCTGTATCCTTTCCCGACCACATTCATTGTGGGCCGCAAATCAAGCTTTCCGGCCTTCGCCAGTGCGTTAATTTTTCTCTGTGATTCAGGCGTCAGTTTTATGGATAGTTTCACAACAGCAACCTTTCAAAAGCTGTCAATATTAGAATCCTTGAAGCGCGGAGCGACCTCATTCTCATCTGAATTAGTTTTATTGAATTTGATTGTCGAAGTTTTGCCTGCGCTTTCAAGGATCATTGTTCCTTCTTTTATTTGCTTTAACATCTCGAGCGCTTCTTTGCGCGTGTTTCTTCCGCGCTCAAATGACCCGTCATCGCTTTTTTCCCTGAATATGTCGTCAATCGTTCCTACAGCCATTTTTTCATTGATGATTTTTAATATCACCAAATCATCCGCGCTAGTAATCGGAAGGGTATACCTTGCCCTCAATGACGCATTGATTATCGCGGCGTCGGCGATTATGAATCCATCGGCTCTACCGTTCGTCAGGTAGTCCCCGCACTTGAACGATTTGTTAAGGAAATAGTCCTCGATGTCTTGGACTGTGCAGTATGCCATTATCGTGCTCTCCGGCTCGAGTTCTCCGCCGTAGATGATTTGGTCCACGAAGTAGACGGATCAGAAGCATGCGTTTTGCTCCTATTTCGTTTCTGTTGTGCTTCCTCTTCCAGCATCTTGTGCTGAATGATTTGCTCGTACTCTGACTTTTTAACGAGTTGCTTAAATTTTGGCTTATCAGTCTTTATAAAAATTGCGCCATTCACGAAAACGACATCAAAGTCCACAAGTTCTTTTTGTAGAATGAATGGAAGCGGTTCTTTTATTTTTACTTTCATTTTATACAATCCCTTTCCTGTTGTTTTGCTGAACACGGCGGGCCGGAACCCCCAGGACCCGAGCCCGCCATATCCATCCTGGCCAGATTACGAGTTGTTAATCATCACGCCTTTCCACCATGCGCCGTACGCGACGGTGTACCGGCCATACGCTCCGTAGGTTACTGTCTTTCGTTCCCTGTAACTTTCATCCTGCATCGTCGGATAATCCATCTCGACGGGTTTTTCAACCTGATGCAAAAACAAACCGAGGTTGTCGGACTTGTCTACGTTCAAGAGGTACCAGTCCCCCGTGTCCGTAAACGGACGGGAAATAAGCTCGAACCTCCCTTTCCAGTTATTCTCTGTGCTGCTGATAACCGATTGTGTCCTGATCGCATCAAAGCTGGCAAACAGTTCGTCAGGGCAGACAACCAAGAGCTTAAGGTTTTTGTTTAACTTCCTTTTTTTGCTGTTCCCCGTCCCTCCGCTGTAAAAATAAAATCCATTCAGGCGTCCGACGGCAGTATTGAGATCGGTGATGAGATTCGCGACAGTTGTCCCAGAACCTGTTGTCATTACGTTGTCCTGAGTCCCCGCTGACGTGCTGAAGCTGTGCGTCGTGTCAAACAGGTTCTGCCCATCGAAGCACGTCCCATACGTGCTTGCGTCACCGGCCTCGAGCATGTCAAGCGCCAATTCGGCGGGATGATCTTTAGCAACCTGAGGGATTTCAGCAATCCGCTGCTTGTAGATGTTCAGCCCGGTGATGCTGTTTATGTTCGCCGCTCGCTCGACATCCTTCATCGGCACATCGACTGCCATGTCATATTCCTTGTTGGTTACGTCGAACTTGTAACCCTCTGGAAAAGTTTCATGGACTCGCGTCCCGGTGAACAATGCCATCCCCTGGAAGAAAGCGAAAAATGGGAAGCTCATCGTTTCAACAGGTCCGGACTCATATTCATAGAGCAGACCACTAAGCTGTGCCTCGGCCTGCTGATACGCACGGTTAAATTCCGTGCGGGCCGCGATATTGAACAGGGCCAGCAATCCTTTTATATCCATTTGTAAAGCCTCCTTTTAATAGTTTGCTTATTCAGTTTTTAATGATTACGCCATTACAGCGTCGGGTGCTGTACCATCTGAACCCATGCCTTTGACGTGCTTACAAACTGTCGGATGATTCCGACAAGCCCGCCGGTTGTATTCTCAACACCGGAGATTCCGACAGTGTCGTCTGTTTCTACATAGACAGGGTCGCCTTCATTTGCAATCGTGATAGAGGCGCTCATGTCCATCAGGACGTCTTCACCGCATCCGCGCGGGAGAACGAGAATTTCATAGGTCCCGTTTGCCGTGTTATCCGCAGCGGAGACCTCTAGTTCCTCAAGAGCAATCCCTGCATACTCAGCCGAAAGGACATCCGTCGCAGGCATCACATATCCGATGTTGCTCGCCTCATAGTTCAGATGCGCGCCTTTGTAGATATGAAGCGCACCGTCAACGCACTTTAACTTTACGACTGCTGGTTGAGCCTTACGCTGGACCAGCTTATTTGCACTAAGAGCCATTGAGTATTCCTCCTTTTATGTCCACAAGCAGGACAGTGTTATGCCTTGACTGATTTTTTTTCTCTTGACCGGCCAGAGATAATTTCATCCTTTGTGTATAACTTGGAGTCAACAAGGGTTTTTTCTTCTGCTGTCAGTTCGTCGTCGGTCCCTTCACCTCCTGCCCCTTTCGCCTTCATTGCAACAATTACCGGGGCGTCCTTGTAAAACGCAACGATTTCGTCAGCGGTAGCAAACACCTTAAAAACTTGCTCTTTTTGAGCAGGAATGCACTTGCCAGAAACAACCAGGTCGTTGAACGCGTTCGTTTTTTCATTGCCAACGATCTTGTTGCATGCCTCTGACAGTTTTTCCCTTAGGACCTTGATTTCTCCTTCTTTCTCTGCCGGGAGAGCGTTAAGCTCCGAGATCTTTGCTTCAAGATCCCTAACCGTTGAGGTCAAGGATTCATTCCCGGCGAGCAAAGAAGATACGTCGATGCCAAATCCTTTCAATGCGGCAATGAGTTCTTCTCGATTCATTTGTGTTGTCTCCTTTTTGTTTTGTTTGAACCGCTCCGACAATTTAATTGGGTTCATGTTTTTAATGAAAGGCCGATTCGTCAATGTACCTCCACGTAAAACATAGGGGCTATGCTTACCGTTTTGGTCGATATAATCAATCGCGAAGTCCGCGCTCGAGTATTTAAACTCCTTCTCGGAAACCATCTTGGCCCCCTTTGGAGTAAATTCACCCTTAGCGAACAAACCTTTTCCGTTTTTGTCTGAATTTTGGCGAACCTCAAGAGACTTTATCCAGAAAGCCGCCGGAGATTCACCATTTTCGTTGTCGTGCGTATAGTCGATTGAGACATCGCATCCGCGCACGTTGTTATCAAAATTCCTCTTCATCTCTTCGAGTATTTTTGCTGTTATTGAAATGCTTCCATAAATAGGGTGCTGATAATTTCCTTCACGGAGCAGCTGGACTTCTTTGTTGCAGAGGCTCATCTCATAGCCTTCGACGTTGATATTCTCCGACAATTTCAACGTCTGCGCTTCCTCGTCGGTGATGACTCTATCGACAAGCCCAAAAGCAACTGACTCCTGAGCGTCAAAATATTTGTCTGTCTTGCTGATTGCTGACTTGATAGTTTCGATTGTCTGACCTGTGTTTTTTGCAAGAATCGAGATCATTGTTTCTTGAAGTTTAGAGAACTGCTCAACGCTTTCCTTCATCTCAGTCATTGACCCAAAAGCCCCAGCGCTTACTTCGTGGATCATGATCTGAGCCGTAGGCGTAATGAGCCGCGTCTTCCCGGCAGATGCCAAGCAAGCCGCGGCGCTTGCAGCAATTCCCATAACAATAACCCTGACCGGGGACTTGATAATTTTTATCGTGTCGATGATGGAAAATAACTGATAAATAGACCCGCCAGGCGAATTGATGAACATTGTTATCTCGTCTGAGGACTCCCGGTCAAACGCAATAAGCTGCCGGACGACATACTCCGACAGATAAGAATCGATGACTGAAAAAATAAAAATCCTGCGGTCCATATGCTCCCCCTTTTGTTGCCAAAGAAAAAGCCCACAACCTTGCCCTTGAACAAGGATTGTGGGCTTTAAAAACTCTCTGGCTTAAGCTGGGTTCATGAGGCCCAGCTTATTTTTAAATTATCAAAAAATCGTTTTGCCAGCTCTGATTGATGGCGGTGGGATCACATCATCAATCGTCGGCTGGTTTTCTGTCCTAAAAATCGGCTCCATGTAGCTTTTGCAATTTGGATGCAAAGGTGGTGTCGCCTCTGAAAGCTCAGGGCTATCAACAGAAAATGTCTTCCCGGCATACCATTGGCAAAGATCAGAAACGGGATCATTGTTAACAAACCGATATCCCCATAGCTGTTCTTTTATCTCTTTGTAAAATTGCGATTCTCCGAAATTCGCAGTCCCAACGACAACGAGCGCCCCATCTGCAATAACACCAGTCCCGCTGATGTAGGCATCGATTGCCTTTGACGTGTTTGATACAGTTTGCGCGATAGACAAATTTTTGAGCGTATTGTTTGAAGCCGTAAGAATCGCGCGGTTAAGAATTGCAGCCGACTGTTTATCTGTTATCCCCTGTGCCTGATTAAGGGCGAACTGCTTCAGTGTCTTATCTGTAACATCGCGTGGGTCGATATCCGACAACTTAACATTGTTCGCCTTCGCGTTATTCTTCGCACGTCCCCAAGACTCCTCTGCAATCCCCGCCAGCTTCATCTGTAGCCCCTTTAAATATTTACCAGTGGAAACCTCAATATCCTTCAGCCCCTGGATTTCTATTGTTCCGCGCTTAAGCGTGGACTCAATGTCGGCGAGTAGCTTGTCTTTAATCAACAACAAATTAGCCCGCATAAAATCCAGCATTTCCTTGTTTGAGTTCTCAATATATTCCATCCGGGCTTTGCGTTTTTTATCAACAGGCTCGTCGGAGAACTTAACAGGCCCCTGGGTAGTTTGTCCATAAGCCGGGCGCACGGGAGGCTTAGCATTCCGATCATCGACTTCTTCTTCTGTTAGCTCTGGGAGCTCGAGATTTGACCTCAGTTGTATTTCGTCATTAACTGTCGGCCTAAGGAACCCGGAAGCTCCAAGGGCGTTAAGAACCTGGGAGAATTCAAGTCCTGCTTTTTTGTTGAGGTTCCGCCCGGACAGGACTACGCGGCTTGGGTCTATACGATCGCCGAAGTTTATCTTTAGAAACGGCTCGATAACTTGAGAATTAATGACACCGCAAATAAGGTTAATTATGTGCTGCAGCCCATCCAGAAAAAAATCGCTCTGGTCACGTGAGAGAGCAAAGGCTCCGGAGTTGTTTTGTTGCCCCAGCATGATAAATTGAGCCAAAACGCTTAATGCCATTTCAGAATTACAGTCACGCACGGCCTCTTGGACTGGCTGAGCGTTGAACTTTGATTCATGGATCATAAACTCAAAACTCTCAGGAAAAATCATATAAGCGACCTCGTGCTGGCAGATATTCTGCAAAAGTTGCTCCGCTGCTACATAGTCCGGATCCGTTACCGATGTGCCTTTCGGAATCTTCATCGACGGGACGCCAGAGACGCTTCGCTGTATACCGATCCCGGACCACTCCTTGTAAACCTTTTTATTTTTATAATCTCGGTATGCGTTTCTGATCAATGACTCCCCGCGCATATCTTCGCCCTGCTGATTGAGTACAAAAAAAAGCAAATTATCAAACGGGATCTCAACCGTTCCGCGGTCAATAGTTATTTGTCTAACCTTGCGCTCTTTCGGCAGGATATCCTGAATTGATGTCTGCATTCTCTGCTCTACCGTCGGGAGTAGATACATATCGTTTCCGTTTTTTACCGGCTCGTAATACTGCTCAAATAGCGAGAACCCGTACTCAAGCATAGAAAGGATTTGGCCAAGCCGCGTGTCAAACTCCATTCCGGACGATCCAAAAAGCCTGTCATAGATTATATCAATCGCAAGCCGCTCCTCGTCTGTCACGTCTGCCGGATACGGGATGTTCCACGCCGCTGAACGGATTGGATTTTTATGCACTCGCAAAATCATCCCAACAATCGGGTCGCCCTTTGCCATCTGCCGATATTTTATGGACCCATCGCGCCCTTGAAGCTCGGTCAGGTATTCATTTGACCTATTCGTGTTCAGTGCGTATTCGTTGAGGCCGGCGTCTCCGATCCTGCGTGTCAATCCCTTCACTGATGCTTTTTGTCTTTTTGCCATAACTTAATCCATTTGCCTCGTTGCGCTCACAAGCGCCGCACGTTCCCTGCGAGCTCGTGAGATTGGCTGGTTAACAGGAGATTGATGTCTTGCAAATATTTCAGACATCTGACTTCCAGATTCTGTCTTCCATTTGTGAGTTAGCATAATTGCACAGTCGAGCCGTCCTGGCGACATGTGGATTTCATTTTTAATTGATTTTTTGTCTCCAATGCGTATTTTTTTATCGTCCAAAAAATACCGCACAGCTAAACATTGTTTTTGAAAATCGGGATGATGGGTGAACGAAATCTCACCGAGACGCATACACTCGCCAAGAAGCCAGTGCGCCTCTGAACGCTTGTTGAAGCATGGCAGCACGCCAAACATATCAGTCGATGGTGATCCCGCATAAAACATATCAGGCTCGTAATTGTTTTGCTTCCGCATCCGAAGAACAGTTGACGAGCCAACGCCGACAGGGTCAACAATCCAATCCCGAGGCTTGATTCTGTACATTCTGACGTGTTGGGCGGCCAGGTCACCGGAATCATCCGGGTCCTGCTTCGGGTATTCCTCAAACCAGCCGATGTGGTTCCCGTGCATCCGCGCAAATACCGTGCTATCGCTCCCCTCCCACGCAGGGTCAGTCGCTCCGAGTGCGCGGTCTGTAATGTTGATTTCTGGATCGTCAGCCAGCACACATTGTTTATACCATTCATAACTGATTAATTGATTCGGTACTGATGAATAATCCCAGTTGTTTTTTGCGAACCGCCCATATTCCTGTGGCGCAAGATCCTCAAGATTTTTGATATATTCATTCCCCGAGCACTCGGCGGAATCGTCAATATCAAATTGCTCAAAATAATAACCGTCAGGTAACGTACCGGATATCCAATTATCAAAAAACAAATCTTTGACCCATCCGAGTGATGGATTGAGATTGAGCATCAGGAACGAAGGGCAGAGTGCAGGACGCCATCGCCCGATTCTTGTCTTTGCTGTTTCAAAGTATTTCTTGTCAATCTGGTTTGCCTCCTCAAAAAGTCCGCCATTCACTTCGACACCTCGGATATTGTTAAGATCCGGATCCTTTGTAATATCGCACCAGATGAACATAATCTCGCTTCCATTCTTGTACCTAGCTGTCATGTCGACGATATCCGACTCGTTGAAAGATTTACTTTTTCGCTTCATCTCGTTGTATGACGGTATGGTTGTCTGCTTCAAGTTCTTCTCCGTCTTTCTTCCAACAAAAAACCTAACGCCGGGAATCTTCATACAAAGCAAATGCAATATCCCAAGGGTAATAAAAGTTTTTCCAGACCCAGCAGCACCTGCAGCGCAAAAGAATTTGAACGAACCAGATCGGAAAGCTCGGACGAAAGATTCTTGTTTCCTTTTTAAAGACATATTAATTTGTTAGTCTTGATACCTTATTGCAAATACTTATCACTTTTTTTCGTTGTGAAGCGGTAAGCGCACTTGTATTGTTTTTAATCTTTACCTTCTCATCATAAAGCTGGTCTGAATTCATCCGATCAACTTCGTCTTTGCTTTTCTGTAATGCTTCATATTCTTTTCTGTACTGTTTTCGTATTCCAGCAAATAGATTTTCAGTGTCTGCGACCTCAAGAGGCGGAACGTGTTTCTCGCAAACCTCCATCGCCCTAAGCGCAGACGTTGGTTTCCCAAGGGTGAATAGGCACTCGATGAACCCAAGCAGGAGCTTAAAATCATAGGGACGGTATCTCATCCCTTGACGGATTATTGAGTACGCCTGAAACACGTCCTTTTTTGCGATGTAGATTTTTGACAAGAAAAATCGGGGGTTGATAATATCAGGCTGCTGGTTGATGTGGTAGTTGTAAAAATTTATTACATTGCGATAAGCGAAAAAGAGCGGTCGATATTTAATTGCATAGAATGCAGCGATTGCAGAAATCGCAGCAGTCCTAATAGGATCGGGGAGCTTTATTAGCCATCCGGCGAGTAGACACATAGCTCCGATATTTGGTAGCGAGCAATACCTGTCAGACGCTGTCATTGTTATCTGGTACAGATTGCACCATGGCGAGATAAAGACCAAGAACCAGAACGCCCAGAATGAATGCTGGAAGATTATCAAATAGCCAAGCGCACCGCAGACTGCAATGCCCTTCCAAAAGTCAAAATTAAGCGAATACCCTTCTTTCGTCCCCTCTTCGGTCTGGGAGAAGTAAAACAAAAAATTGTGGTACATTGCTGGCTTGTTTGGAAATACGCAGTTGACGAACTGATAGCCAACCGTCTTGACATAAAGAATAAGTTTTTTACATGTTATTTTATGGTTTTCATTTCCGTTCTTGAATTGGCTTTTTCTTGACTTTGCAATTTTTAAAAAGCCAGGTAATCCAAAAATTGCCATTATCGCGCTACCAAAAACCGAGAGAATCCAATATGGTGACCACATAAAAAGCACGGGGAATAGGACGCCTGATATATGCACGTTTGCGCAAAGGACAGCCATCGCGGGGGCTGTGAGTGGGAATCCCCAAGCGATGAGGACAAACAAGACAGTCAACGCATATCGTCGCCCGTTGAGCCACAGCGTCGTCTGGTTGTTGATCGGGTTGAGTAGATACAGCATTGCGGCGAGCAACGATCCACTAATGTGATAGATGAGAGAGCAGATTGCACCGTGTAGGATGACCGTAAAAAGGTGTTCCTGTATCGCGTTTTTGAATATCCCGGCGCCATATGTCGAATGCTTCAAAAGCCGATACAGCGGCATTTTTTTGTCGTGATAGTCCTTTTTGTGCTTCCGCATAACGGAACACCAGACGTCATCGTCAACAACATACCCGCAATACATGGCACGTTCAAAAAATAAAATAAGGGTTGTCCAGATAACTATATGTGGGTGGGCAAGAAGAATGTTAAACATCCGGATCAGCTCCTTGCTCCTTTTCCCCGGATGTTAAACCAAAAAACTCGTCACGGAACTTTTTGTCGTCCGGAACGACGGTCATGTGCATATTTCTTGAGATGCGCATGTCCTTGTATTCATTTGGAAATTTATTCATCATGTAAAAAATATATTCCGTGCCTTGGGCTGTTCCAGAAATCATTCTATGTGTCCATGTACCGCTGATCGCGTCCATAAGATTTGGCTCACGGTTTTTGTCGTATTCGTCAAGCAGCTCTTTGATCTCTGGATCCTTCTTGGATGCGAGCCATAGTATCTGGCGCGAACGAAAACCCAAAGCCACAGCAATTTCGAGTTTGCTCATGATAGAGCTCTGCTCAAGGACTCCGGGTAAATTTTTCTTGATATCATTTAGGGCTTTATCTGAAATTTTCATTTTATTGAGTTGTTGTGTTAACCTTCCGCACTCTGGCATCAGCGCATTATTTTATTTTCTTTTGTTTGTCTTCATACTCCATAAGTAGCAGAATAATCATGGCTTGTCTATAACAGAATCATTTCTGTTTTTTTTTATTTACTTCTGTAAGCTTTTTGGTATTTTCTTCGACCTGCTGAATTCTCCATTTCCCATCGTGTTCGTAGCCATTGGTGATGTTTTCTACGGCATTCGGAGCTTGAGCAGATAGACTGCCAGTACCTCGTCGGGATGAACGCATTCCCGCAGTAAGGGCATATCTTCTTATCCATCGCTGTCTTTTCCTTTTTTTTTAGATGGGCGGGTTGAGTGCTGGGATGGGGCCGTTTTCAGCCCCACACCAGCAACCGATTGGGTAGACTATTTATACTGCGCGTCGCAATAGTCAGCACCCTTGTTCTGCATCTTGCACCAGATTTTCTTACCATTCTCCTTGAGCGTTCCGCTCTTGACCGTATCGACTGTCCCGCGAGTCACGATACATGCGGCAACGATCCCGATTACGAGGAACGGGAGAGGAACGGCTCCTATGTTTTGCTTTTTCATCTTCTTCACCCCCTTTCGATCTTTCCTGTTAATGCCTTTTATATAACTACAAGTTAAAAAACACAGAATGACAAAATGTAGAAAAAAACAAAAATCGACATAAACACAAACAAGATTATCGCCCCAAGAAAAACTACAAAAATGACACGCAGTGCAGCAATTGCAGCGATTCCGAGTGCTGCAATAATCTTCTTTTTCATCATTCGACCTTTTTGTCGATTGATTCAAGAGCCTTGACGATCCGTTCCTGAAGCGAAAACTGGTACCTTGACCAATAAGTCGCAAACTCAATGTTCAGCCAGTCCGAAACTTTGGCGATGTGGTGGACGGAAATGAAACCTAGCCAGATCAGGACGGGGCAACTCACAATGAACATCAAGAAAAGCCAAATCGGGTTATTAAGTTTCAAGACCACATACACGCCGAAGATGAGCATAAACAAATATCTAAATTCATTAAATAATGCCAATCCGCGCTGTGAATAAAAATAATACCTGATGATTTTGTTCTTTGGCCCTGACCAGTATTTGTGTTCTGTTTCTTTATCGTTTTTTAAATGTTTATCCATCGCTATCGCCCCTATTCTCGACCTGCGTAAATGCGGATTAATATTAACATTTCCAGAATTGTGAGGCTCCGCGGCTTTTCCTCGGCAACTTTTTTAATATCCATCAAGAAATTAAAATATTGCTCGAGATCAGTCATCTTTTTTTTTAGCCTCATTTAAAAAATCCGTTTTTACCACTTTAATCTTCAGTGTCCCGTGCTTCCATCGACTCATAGTCAAATTCTTGTTCAAGTTCTTTGTATACTATTCTCGTAGGGCATTCTATCGTCTGCAGCCCGTGTTCTTCGTGGTTCAACCTAATCGGCTCGTTAATTTCCTTCAAATACATTCGTCCCGTTGTGTCATCAATGTAGATTTCACACTCATTCTCGACGGTGTGAGCGTGGATTCCATACCCTCTTTCCAGAATAAAACCGTGTTTCCACTCGATTTTTTTTGCCGTTGCAGGAATTTTTTTTGCCTCGTGCAGCGTGACATCTCCGTGAATTAGTACGATTTTGTCCATTTTTTTTCATCCTTTCTTAACTGACAACCATTGGCAGGTTAGCTAGTAATTCTGCCTCAGTTGATGTGTTGATGTTTGATAGTTGTTCCCGTGTTAATAATTTCCTCTGCCACGCGTATCCGTGGAGCGCTTTTTTTACTTCTGGTGGGACTGGTTTAGCAAAATACACGCCGGGGATGGATGCGTGTTCATAGTACATATATTTCCGCCGGATGTTCTGTCCGATATCCATTGTCATGAGTTTGTAGTTGTATCCCGTCTTTGGGTCGTCCCAACTATCCAGAGTCTTGGCATTACAGTGTTTTAACATCCGCGCCGCCCCGATTTTGCGGATGATTTCGCGTTGCACATCAGCATTTTTTTCCGTTAATGCTAGTTCCGGATTTAATTGTTCAGCCGGGGTCATGACAATTTCGGCAGTGATAGGAATACCGTTTAAGAAATACAGATCAGCCCAGTCACTTTCTAATGCGGGGCCGTCATCTCTGTGTAAAATTTTCCTTCCATTTATTTTTTTCGTATAAACTTTCGGTTTAGCAAACCAATACAGCGTGTCTGACGTCCAATACAAAAACCAACATCCATTTAAAAACGCGTGATATATATATTCTGCCCAAATTAAATTTGGTTTATTATCTGCACCTGCAAATGTTGTTGCAATCCATGACAAATCCCACGAACACCAATGGTAGGTATTAGTAATAAATCGCGCAAAATTATTTATAGCGGCGCTAGCTTCGCTGGCGTCGCTGGCGGCGCTGGCGTCTCTGGCTGCTCTTTCGGCTATGGCGGCTTTGGCGGTTAGGGCGGCCCTGGCTTTGATGGCGGATAGGGCGGCTAGGGCGTCTCTGGCGTCGCTGGCGGCGCTGGCGTCTCTGGCGTCGCTGGCGGCGCTGTCGGCGCTGGCGGCGCTGGCGGCGCTGGCGGCTGGGGCGGCTCTGGCGGCGGTGGCGGCGGTGGCGTCTC